AACCACCGATGGTTCCAACTGATACTGACTACGTTCACGGGTTGTTTCCTTGATGTAGTTGTCGCCCAGTCTATATGTTGGTGCAAATGTTCTACCTATGTATCCATTTACTGGAATGTTATAAGCATCCGTGACCAATTGGTCGAGGGTTGCGCCCAAGAAGCGTTTGTTTGTGGTGCTTCTAAATACTTCAGGTAAAAATTTCTCGGTTCTAGTGAAAGCCATCTACTGTCCTATTACAGAATATAATTTGGGTTTAAGTTTAAAGTTGCTGCGGTAACTGCACTGATAATATCAACATCGTCAACCGTTGCGGCGTTGGTAATAATTTGCCAAGGTTCTGCATTGATTTGGAAATAATTACCGAAAATTAAACTCGTATCTTTAGGAATAATCAACACACTTGCAATGTTTGGAACTAATGTTGAGTGCAAATATGCCGCCAATTCACTAAAGTAAAATGTCTCACCAAAGTCCCAATTGTTTACGTCGAAGTAAGTATTTACTGCCGCAATTAATTGGCTCTTAACTTCGTTGTCAGTTATACTCACGGCAGGATTCTTAACTACTTGGAAACGTGCCTGTAAATTAGTTGGTGCCTTAGCACCAAACAATGGCTTGAAAATTGCTGGACTGTATACGATGGTATCACTGGTTGTTTTGTAGCTGTCCAATGAGCTGTACGCAATTTCTAGACTACTTGATGTAGGCGGTGTAGGCTCAGTTAGTGTACCAGTAATATCTTGCAACCAGTTCATGTAGCTAGTCGCATAGTCAGCAGTCAAGATATACAAGTCAACCAAGTTGACTGGAGTTGGATCAATGCGATTATTGCCAGGAGCATTATGGCGATACTGGAAATATATGCCCCCACGAGATGTGGCGGAATTACCAGCAATCATCTTATATAAGTCAGGATTATCAGGCACGCCAGGCATCATAGTTTGTGGGAATGTAACTAATACGTTGCCACTGTCCACATAACCATCAGACTCAACTATCACATCATAGATGTTCCATGAAATATCTGTCCCAATTGGCGCTGAACTAATTGGGCTAGGATTAATGCTCAGTACCTTAATAGTATCAGTCACTGTTGTACCAAATGTACTATCGTACACTTTAACTGTTGGGTCAAAGTAGAATTTTGTCTGGCTTGCGCTACCAAATTGGTACACTGTGTTTTGGTATTGGATGTTATATACACCTGCTTGGTATGAGAATTTCAATAACCAATTTGTACTTGTACCAATGCTAGATGGGCTTATTGTTGACCACACTTGGTTAGTTTGATCGAAGTACATTCCAAAATTAACTTTTGATTCAATATACCCAGCGATTGCTGAAATAGTTGTGTTTGTTAAACTGTTTTTAAATGCTGGGATAATACTCTTTGCACTCGATTCACCAGCTGGTGATTTGGTCGCCACGCCAAGGCTCATACCGTTTGTGATCACTCCACCAAAGTACACTACATTACCCACAACGTTAGTGACAGGGTAATAATAATTCGTTAGTGTGACTGGATCTGCAAAGCACAACAAGGCGCCAGTGGTCACATATTGCAAATTGCCAACTGCTGCGCTGGTTCCAACAACTAGGTCGGAACCACTATATTGTAATGTACCCCAGCATCTCGAAGTGCTGCTACCTTTCAATTTGAATGTAACTTGCCCAAAAGAATATGGACTATCTAAACGTGGATAATTGGCATAGTAATAGTTTACCATACCAGTGTTGCCAATGATTGGTATTACTTGATTATAAATTGCGTTATACACATCATTGGTGGTCAAGAAACCAAACGTAGATGAATTTATAGACGTTTGCTCAGATAAAACCCCATCACTTCCAAAAATGTTTGTGCTACTGAAAGTGCCTGTTGGGTCCAATGTGTCTAAGTATAAGCTAACACCAGAACTAATGCGGTTAACTGCTTTGGCCTTCTGTATGCTCGTATAGTTAGTTAGTGGGAAGATGTTGTAATCTTCCGATGTAATCATACGGTTTTGTGTGTAGTACTGTTGCGGCGCATATGTCTTAATGCTAGCAGTTGATTGGCTCGCTGTGGCGTTAGTAACTGTGTACTTCAAGCTAGCAGTAATAGTCAATGTTTCAACAGTATTTGCAGCACTAATATAACCAATGCTCACAGTTACTTTGCTCATATCATCTGGTGTGATAGTGTAGCTTAGACCATTGCTTGTACGGAAGAAATAACGGAATGGGCCTTGTGGGATATTAGCAAAACTACCATCACCAAACACCAAGTTAACTTGGTCATTTGATTGAGTATTGACCTGGTATAGGTTCTTGTTTGTTAATTGGTTATATACCACGTTGATACCGCTCAATGCAGGCACTGCTGACCAACGAGTTTGTGGATTGCCGTTAACGTCAAGGCTGTATAACCATCCATCCGTGTTATTGATATTGTTCGTTTTTACGCTGACGTAGTTATTCGGGATAGCATTTTGGATAGTAACGTTGGTTGCTTGCAAGCTACCTTGTTTAAAGTACATGAAGAAGCCAGTATTGTTACTGCCGTTACCATTGTTGTCATTGCGGTAAAGGATGTTGAACTGACCAATGTCTGTTGGGTCTTTTTCATAAATGTATGTTTTCCCAATAGATGTGGCACTCACTGCCTCAAATGCTGTTTGCACGTTGTTGATAATTACATTAAACGGGGCGATTGGCAGTGTGTTGGTGTTGATTTGAATAGCGTACTCGTCGGTCTGTACACCATTGATTGTTTGGCTGTTTCCTGGCTTGCCAATTGCTTGCGTTACGGCAAGACTGGAGTTTAAAATTGTGGTGAACTGCTCTAACCAGTTGATATTGGCAACGTCATTCCAGTAGATAGTTGTACCAGACAAGTTAACGCCGTTGCTGTCAACGATGTTTTCAGTTGTGCTAATGCTGTCAAACTTTAACAAACCGCTGGCACTTTGTGTACGAGTTGGGTTGTAGCTCAACATGCGTGCTAGCTTTAAAATACTGTCGCGACGTTGTGCAGTGTCTAGGAAGTTTTCACGGGCATTTAAATCTGTGCGGAAACTCAGGCTTTGTCCCAAGAAAGCAATCATGTCAATTAGAGCAAGGTACTCAGAACTCTCAATGAAGTCATTAAATGTTTCTGGGTAGTACGTTTGCAAATAGCTGATCATGCTATTGCGCAGAGTTTCAAAATCGTAACTGGTAAAGTCAGCGTTAGTGAATGACTGATATACTTTTGTCCAGTCCTGATTTACTAGAAGATTGCTTTGACGTGTCGTTTGTGCCATGTTATTTGTCCCGTATCAAGTATTTATCAGGACAATAATGTAGGCAGTTAATTCGTGGTTAATGTGCTGCTTTGCTTATTAAAGTTCAACAACAACTTTTCAGCTTGGTTTGCTGGGATATAAGTCAGGTCTACCTGTATTTCCAAACCATTTGTTACCTGAACAACAGTTACCTGGTTTACACGCAATCTTGGATCGTACCCAACAATGCGTCGAATATCATTAGTAATTGTTTGCTGTGTGGTTTCATTTAAGGGTTCGAACAACATATTCCAGATTATTGTCCCGAAATTAGGTTGCATCAACTTTTCGCCCTTACGGATATTGAAGTAATTGATTAGATCCTGTCGTGCTAAAGCATAATCAGTCACACTGAATTTTTTGGAGTTAATTAATGTACTGAAACCACGATAATTGTTTAGCATAATAGTATTTATTGACTTAGGACTTGCACTGCATATCGGCCCGCATTGTAAATATTGGGAATGGGCGGTGCCCCGATATTGGAAAATCGCCATGAATATGACCCAGAGCCGTTAGCACTGCCAACTGTTGGTCCTGTACCCACGCCAGTGAACCAAGCAACGGCTATCATACCAGCGACAATATCTGGCGTGTCAGAATCCAGGATAGCGCCGATTCTGTAGCACCCCGTATATAAGTCGGACATTAGTTGATACGCAAGATGCTCTTGTGCGGCAGTGTTTGTTAAAAACTGCTGTAGGCTGTTAACATTATAAAAATAGTTCTGATAGGCATTCTGCCCGTTGTTTACGAACATTGGGCGCCAGCAATGGACATAATTAACGCAGGTAGATCCGTATGCTGAGTTTGATCCTGCCGCCAACAAGCCATAATTTTCTAATGTCTGTGGACTAAACTGATATCTGCCCAATAGATTACCAGTGTTGGAGATTAACCCATAATTCCATGAACTACTTATATACCCAATTTGTGCCTGCAATGCGCGAACTTGAGTAGAGGATAAATTGCCAATAGTTGCCCATGCTGGTGGCACAGTTGGGGCCGTAGGCAAACCCATCCAACTTGGTGGTAATGGGAGTTCTATCTGTAGGCCTTTTGCGGCAATTATTCCAAGATCTGTCATTTAGGTCGTTTTCCACTAGTAGGATCAATCCATGGCTCATGCGCAGGCACTGTAGTACAAATACTCTGCAATGCACCAGGAGCATATTCCCAGGTAGTACCGTTGTAATCCACATCCGGTAACGTATTCAACTTAGGTGGCAACGTTGGCAACGCCGGCGATGGTCCACCAGTGTTTAGTTTAAGCACACCACCAAATATACTAGTCACAGCAACGCCACTTACTGACACCATACCATCAGCCGATAATGTTGCTTTACCCAGCGCAGACAGACTCAATGTAGTATCTGATTTAACAGTAACCCCAGTAACTCCAGCAACCGAAACACTGCCCATACTTTCAACCGTCACTCCCTTCTCACCGTTAATTGCAACAGTACCACCACTGTGGATAGCTACTGCCACATCACTGTGAAAATTCAATGGTCCTTCTGCACGCACATTAAATCCTGCACGTGCATATACGTTGATTGCGCCAGTGGAACTAAACTCCAACCACTGCGCACCACTTGCGCTACCTATGTACAGTACGTGTTCTTTGTCGTTCATGAGAATTTGATGACCGCCAGTGGTACGCAATCTAATCAATTGATCGTTACCATCAACGTCGCCATCATCCATAACAAACTGGTGCCCACCTTTGCGAGCAATAACTTCTTCAGTAGTATCACCAGTTGGATCGTGTCCCTGCGATTTACCAGTTAAACTTGCGCCTGGTGTACTAATACCAAACACAGCACTAGGTGCTTCACGAAGACTACTAGAACTAATTGCGCCACGCACCAAGTCTTTGTCCAACCCTTGGTTAATAAGCACGCTCATTTGATATTCATGCAAGAATCGTGAAGAGCCCTCGATGGCATCCGGCGTTGCTAAACTAGCACTACCAGACGCTGCCTCAACTACTGGTGCGTTGCTGGTAACATCTAATGCGTCAGATACTTTATCAGGAGGATTTGGCCCCAGAGTTTTTTGTGTACTAAAATCACCACCAACATTTCTTCCGATACCTGGAACCATGTGATGACTTAAACTATCATATACGCACGCAAACCAATAACCACGACCCTTGTCACCAGCCGCGAATGTTACTAGTACTTTATTACCCACATCTGGTGGCACCATCCACATACCATAACTTTGCCCACTAGTTAACTGAGCGCCGGGACTGTCATTATTTGCCGTACCACTAGTTGCACCAAATGTTGTCCCAAAAAATGGGCTTGCATAACTCACCGTTGCCTGAGCTGTTGGATTTGTTTTATCTGCGCCCCATTCTGGAATGTAGACTTTTAACTGCCCAGAGCGTGGGCCTTTAACATGTCCCAGCACTATTGCTTCATACGGACCCGGATCTACCGTTATACCGGAGTTTTTACCATCTGCTTTTACTGTTGGATCTGCACCAGACCGCGTAAATGTATTTGTTGCCATCTATTGCCCTTATCGATCACCCGCGGCCACCGACGTATTGCTTGCGGCGCCTGAATTTAAATTACCAATTGCTTTGGGAGCGGCAGGCGCATCTCTGCCGCCAGTCGTATTTGTTTCTGCACCAGACACTGCTGTAGCATAGTCGCTATTTGCGCATCTATTCATAGACAATACTTGCGTGAACTTGCCGTCACTGAATTCATTTTTAATTGTTCTTACTTGATATTGGCCGCTGAAAAAACTGCGGCGTGTACCAATTTGTGGGTACACAAGACCATTGTTGTTATAATCCACATCCAAATCAACTGGTGTGTTTATATTTACTCTAACAACCAACGCACCGTTATCCATTCTTATTTGCCCATATTGGCTAGCAAGATCGTATTGACTTGTGCCACCATTAAATATTGGACTTGCAGATGGTCGTGGGTTATATAGCCAGTCATCTTGTTTAAGCAACGTTGGATCTCCCACAATAGTAAGATCCAGGTTCAACATATCGCCGCCCAAATTAGTGTATAGCGAGCGCATAAAGTTAGCAGACTTCTGTGCTGACGGATTGTTAATGATGTTAAAACCAATATTATCCCGCTGGTCGCCCACTATGTTCTTGTAACGCAATGGTTGCAGGGTTGGCACCTTTGTTAAATTTGGCCCTAACCCAAGAATGCCACTTAGCCAAGAACCAAATGTAGATGATATACCAGTTGAAAGCCGTGCATCTACGGCAGTAGATGGGCTAGGCGTGGCCGCCGCAAATTGTTCAGTATATGTGTTGACTGCGGTGTAAAATGTCTTGTCAAAGTTTATCTTTAAGTCCAACACATCTATATTTTCACCAGTGTATAGGTAGTTGTATTCCTTAACAGTATACGGCTCGCTATCTGTCAATGTCGGACCAGAAGGGTGCTTGACATCGTATATACTATATTGGTGTATTGAATACTTGAGCGTTTTTGCATATACGTTGCGCACGTTGTCAAATTGCAGGTCACTGACTGTGCCACTGGCATCCTGTCCAGCCAAACGTGTCGATGTAGTTATCTTGTATGTGTTCATAATCTTAGTCATACTAGACGTAAAATTATCAACAAATGACGCCGATTGTTCTGCTTGAATAGTCCCACTTTCCACACTTTGTTGCAAGCTATCGTTTAATTGACCAATGACATACTGTGATTGGATAATGACTTTGTCAACGACATCTTTTATCTGAGTGCCACGTGGAATACTAAAAGCCCCTTTACTGATATCGAAGTTGTCTCCATTAGGGTTTGCTTGCGACACGTTCATATGCGCTGTGCTGATTATAGACGAAGCCGCTATTGTATCATCCACATCAAATGTCATGTAATCTGAATACTGCGACTTCTTGGTCTGGGCCTGTTTCAACCAAAAAGAATTTATTCTTTCGGCAAACTGTTTAAAGAAATCACCAACAGTTGATGCAGTTATTGTGATGTCTTCTGGTGTTGTGCTAAATTCATTGTTGTGCGGAGTCTGCGCCATTGAACAGAAGGCCAATTTATATTCTGTGCCCTTGTGTGTTACTTCCACCTTCATTTCCAAAATATTAATTGGAAAACGTTTTCTATAAATGTTGGTATCAGTTGGCGGCATTGCTGTGCCAGTGTCGTCGTAGCCCACAAAATCCAGTTGCAACATATATGGATTGCCAATGTATGATGTGCCATTACCACTGTTTAATGCGTGCATGATAAGACTATCAAGTAGCGTAACCCCAAAAGGCTCAATGATAGTCATTGACCCGCTTGTCATATTACTACTTTTGCTCGTCGAATTTAACCCAACAACTGTTTCAAATTCTACAGACTTTATATTGTAATCAAGACCAAATGCTTCGGGCAATCTGCGATCAGTGTAAATGCCACCCTGCTCTGCAACAACAAAGCTGTTCTCACTTAATACGTAGTTTGTGCCCTCACCAACGTCTGCATTGTCGTCAGCAAGTGCGTTGTAGTCTGCAGGATCTAACCACCACAAGCTGAAGTTATAGGTGTAACTTGCATACTGATGTAAAGGATTTGGGATTACCTCAGTAGAACCAGGTTTGCGAATAGACCCCAGCGCAGAACTCAGCGAACTCGCAAACGCATTGGAGAAGACGGACGAAAGATCCATGTTACAACCCCAGAGCTTTGAATACCACTGCCTTGGACGGTACGTAAATTATATTTGGTGCAACGAAACTGAAAATAGGATCATGCAGTGCGTCAGGATTTCTGATAGCAAACACCCACCACAAATTGCTGTCTTGATACATATCATGCGCCAATAGATCTGGGCGATAATCGTATGGTGGATCTATTTGATAGCGAGCATCACTAACATCTGCAGGAATAGTCACGCCCTGCCACACGTCGAGGAACTGCCCCCACTTAGGAGTTTTTGCATATGGACTAGTTGACTTGTAAGCAGACATTATAGGAATCCTCCATTACCAGGCTGGCCACCATTTGTTGGATATTGTGTGGCGCCAAATGAACTTGCTGCACCTGCACCACCTTGGCGATTAACCAATGCACCTTTTGCAAAATCTTGCAAGCTGAATCCCTGATTCTGTGCGACACGACTGTACACTGGCTGAAGCGTCAAGTTAATTGTGCTCGTGGTTGGCAGGCGTGTACTATTTAACACCGGATTTGTCACATATGGATTATATGTCAAGCCAGGTTCTGGTACATTAATGTAGTCAACACCATCTGGCATAGTGTGACTAAAGCTAGTCACAACGCACGGCACGTTAGGCAAGTAGTACTCACCATAACCATTTAAGAACACCATTGGCGGTGGATTGCCAGCCAATGAATCTTGCCCAAAGAACATTTTAGTAACTGCTCTAAAGAAATAAATCGTTGCCAACAAATACTGACCTTCGTTGACGTTTTGCACAGTAAATTCACCACTGATATTAATGGCCTGCACTTCACTGTTTTCATAAAAATACTGAGTGTAGTTATTATGAGTCAACTTTTGGGCGGCATAATTAGCTGTATGCGTTACTGTCACGCTAGGTGTATATGGGAATACCACACCAACACGAGTTTGCCCACTAGGACCAAATAAACTGTTGATGCCCTGGACCACGTTGCTTGTGATATTATTACCAACTTCAGACACCAAAGGACTCAACAACCTGTTATTAGGATCGTTATAAAAGTATCCAGCGCCTGGTGCAAGACTTACACGCACTCTCCAATCATAACTCGCTTGTGGGTAGTTAACAACTACATTGGGGCCTTGTGTATTGTTGCTATAGGCGAACATACTTGCCA